AAGTGTTTTACGAATAGTTACGAATTGACAGATTGCGCAACATTCACTCCGTACTTTTCAGCCTGTGATACATACTGTTTTTTCTTAGCAGAACTAAGCATCTGAAATGAATCATACGCATTTCTAAGTTCATCAGTCTGTATAAACTTATAACGTGTGCATGGAATCTTACGTTTTTTCAATACATCAATTTCATTAAGAAATTGCTCGTAATCATCCACATCATATTTTTTTGTTTTGGTAACACGACCAAAATAGGCACGTTTACACTCAATTACATGAGTACACAATTCACGAATAGTCTTATCAACACGACCGAAACGCTGTGCGGTACCTACAATCTGTTTTCCATTGCCTTTCCGGTTTTGCGTAAGCATAGTTACCAGTTCATACGGAAAGTTCTGGTAATCACGAGAATTAAACTCGTTTTGGATTTCATCATACCCAAATATAACAGGCTTATCATAATCTGACAACAAATCCCGCCAATGTGTCAAAGGAAAATCTTCATCCTTGAATCCATAATTCGTACAGATATAAATTTTATCTCTGTACTTTTTGCGCATCCGTGTCAAATACTCCGTCAAAGCCATTGTCTTACCTTGACCATATAAACCGCAATACATCCAAATGCCATACAAATGTACTTTTCTTGGATATTTAAAAAATCGGTAAATATCCTTACACCACCACGGAAGAACCCGCAAAAGGAACGGCAACCATAAACCCAAAACAATACACACTACGAAAAAACCTATACTTTTAATAATGCCCATAATTACTCCTTATAAACAAGCCTGAACTCCGTTCAGAGACTTTCTAAACCGATAAACAAACTAATTGCGCCGACCGATACGTTATGAATCATAGTTCCGCGCGCTATGAACATGCGACCCGCTAACGCTCCCGCATTTGGCTACATTAAGTGAGTGGCAACATCTTCCAAATGAATATAATAAGACCAAGAGAACAACGTATGCCTATCCACCCCATAATACACGAAAATGTAATTAACATTAAATCAGCACCGACAACATAGTTACCATAACGAATCACAGTAGCAACAGCACTGACCAAGTCTAATGGTAATGATACCAACGACACACCATTGACAAGCCCACACAATAAAGCAACAACAATGTTAATCAATACTTCAAATATCATTCAGTACCCCCTTTTCCACCGCCTTGCGTATCATTGCTAGATGCCACAGCACCGCCTAAAACTTGACTTATAGTAGGCTGACCAATCAACGCAAGAAACTGATTGATATTAAATAAAATCAACATCAATACGATAAACCCTCTTACGATATGCCGGAAAGCATTTATACCTTTTACAACTATACTTGAATCAAGAATTGTTACTTTCTGACCATACAATGTACATGTAATATCTGAAATAGGTTTTTCTCCGGAAATCAATCCTGTTAAATCATACTCAATAAGCAAGTGAGAAAATGCTATTTTCAATTTTTCCTTAGCATCTTCAATAAAGCCATCTTCCGGAATAAATATCCGCTTAATAAAATTGAAAATAGCCTTAGGAATACCGAGAATACCATCAATAATACTTTGCAACGTATCAGCAAATACATCAAATACCGCTTTTCCAATTCCCGCCAAAAAATCAATGATACTTTTTAGAAAATCAAGTACACTTTTCAGTTTTTCTTTTACAAATGCAATGAATGGCTCAAAAAAATCATAAATACCTTTTGCAACCGCACCAACCGCATTTTTAATATTAGTCAGTACATCCGAAAACTTTTCAAAGATTAACCCAGGTAAAGACGCAATTTTGGCAATAATACTATTGAGCCAATCAGTAATGCTAGACAACCAACCGCCACTACTACTATCTCCCTCACTTGAATCTTCAGTACTTTCGGTAGTTCCTGTACCATGATCGCCACTGGCAGAAGAGGTTTTAAAAAAAAAACTTTACCGGTAGGACTAAAAGAAAATTTACCATCATTATCCCTTATAGCATCTACAACACTAATGTTATAGTTACTGAATACATACTTAGAACCAAAATAAGCACTTGCATAATTATCAGACCAAGTATTTTTCTGATTAAGAATGTGTTCGCTATACGAACCGGAACTGTCGACCTTAAACATATTATTGACAGTATGCGTTCCCGCCGGAAAACAATTTGCACCTTTTTCAGTAGAGTAAAGCGGTTTATCTGAATAATAAACAGAATAAAAATCTCCGCCGGACACAATAACAACATAATCAAGCTTGTTATAGCGTTCATTATCAGCTACATTTTTTTTATACCATGCCACAAAATCTTGATCTTGTTCAGTAAGTTTATAATCACAAACTTGTTGCGTTGACGCATGTGCGGGAATAGACCAAAATACTACCAAAGCAAGCATTACAAGAAAGCCAACTATTACGATAATATAATCGCTTATTGTAAATTGCTTTTTTTCTTTTTCCATTGAATCTCCTTTCTTAAAACGTAACAGGCGCGACGGATAAAACCGTTCGCGCCCTATTTACTTACGTGTTTTGTCATGTTCAATTATAAGAACTTATAAATGATTCTTGGAATCAATGATACACCAATCATAATTCCCATGATTGTAATACCAATCGGTAACAGCACATCAAGGTTGCTGTTAAGTGTTGTGGTAATTGGTGCTAACATTTCAGCGGTTACAGTTGCACCGCTAGCTACTGCTAATGCCATATGCAGTTCCCCCTTTCTATATTATTTTTGTGAATAACTACCTTAAAATCGGGTAAAATATTCAAGATACCGATAAAAGAGGATGCACAGAAGTATCACAACAGCAAATGCAACAATATAGTCGCAATAATCATTCAGCCGACCTAACAGCGCATTAGTAAGAGATAGTAACTCTTCTAAGCGGTCTAATTGGTTAGCAATACCCTTCAATGCTCCGCTATTATCGGCTATATCAAGAACTTGTTCCGTAGAATCAACCACGGATTCAAGATTACTTGCTGATAACAGATACATCTACGATATAAGCACGACCGCCGGTAAGTTCATAATCGAACTTAATTTCCTTACCAATATGTGAGGGATTGAGATAGTCTACTTTATCTTCCGGGAGAAAGACTTCCTCTGCCTTACTTCCTACACTGCCATTAGAAGTCTCACGCTGTGAAAATTCTGAAACGATTTCAGCAACGCAATATCTTTTCTTACCATCCTTACTGTTAAAACGTTTGTAACCCACTAATGTACTCATAATTTTTCTCCTTTTCTCTTAATACGTTTTTTCAATAGGCACATTATTCAGTTGTCAAGGTTCGCTTGCGTTTTTGGAAAAATCTTGATAAAATGTATTTGCGTTTATTTATCAGATTTTTACAAGCGGGTGCATATAGGTTCCCATCCTAAGAAACAACTAGAGGGTTTCCGATGCACCCACAACAACCGAGACAACATGTAAAGGCTAATAAAAGGTTATTAACTTTTACAAGTATATAATACCATAAGATTAATAACTTGTCAATAAAAAATTATTAACCTATTTGAGTTTTTTAAAAGGGGGAAAATAATGCCAACTAAAAAACCCATTATACAAATAGTATTAACAGAGAAATATAACAAGAAACTTGCTTATATAGCAAAAGAAGAAGAACGCAGTAAATCAAATCAAGGCGCAAGAATGATTGAAAAATACATTGACGAATATGAAGAAAAACATGGAGAAATACCAATAAACGAAAACTAATTGAATGGTACTTGTGCCCTTGATATAGGGTGGAATCCGTTAATATAATCACTGCATGTCATTTCCTTTACAGTACCATCTAAATAGATTTTTACGCTATGTATGCGACGAAGAAAAGCATTCCATGTTTCCGATTGAGCATATTGTATATCTCTATACTGGTCAGTAAGAGGTATATTAGATACTAGATAGACTTTTGTATAACAGGCAACTTTATTTGCATATCTACAACGTAATTCTACTGGGTAACCATCAAGATAATTAAGCATATCTCCGATACGCATAGAGGAACGAAATTCTTCAAATACAATAACATCCTGTCCCTTATATCCATCAAAAGGATGATCATAATCAGTAACCCGAAATACATGTTCATATCCGTATAACTCCATAATAGAACGAGTTTTGCCCGCACCAGTTTGACCATATACATACATTGTCTGTAATTCCCGCCATGTACTCTTATATTTCTCATCCTGTACAACTTGCCGGCAACGTTCTATCTTATCCAAATTAAGCATATATTGTGGGGATGATTCTATAATTTCATAGTTAGATAAACCATCCTTAATCATAGCATATAAATCATTTATATCATTGCGCTGTCCTTGACGCTCAACAGGACATTCGCCCCATTCTTCTTGCATACCATCAACCCTAGTGTCTTCTTTTTCTGTATTCGACCATTTACCCTCTTTAAATACATAATTCTTATTATCTACCGCAGTACCTTTACACACATCAAAATGCGCACCGGTAAAACGTTTCTTAAGTGTAGAAAAACGAACCGCACCACTGCAACATATAAAAATGTGTGTATGATATGTACCGCCATCCTTGCCGATTTCATCCGACATACACCAGTAAACACAATTCTTGAACAACAACAGTTGTGCTTTAATTGCATTATGGTCAAACCCCTTATCTACTGGGTTATTGATAGTAACTAACCATTTACGACTACGTACATCATTCTCCAT